GATGCGAGATGACCGTCTCGTAAAGTATGGTATAGGACATGATGGTTCTGACCGTAAGTCAACCCCTAGTAGATCTAGTGGTAAACAACCTAAAGGTAAGACTGTCTTACAAAAAGAGACAGAGAAAAAGTATGGCAAGGGCAAATCTGCACTTGATATTGTAAAAGCAAAGATCACCGCTAAACATGGTAAGGGAGCTATTATGAAAAATGAAGAAGTAATCTCAGAGATCTCTGCTGATACTCTTAGTGCAGCATCTAGAGCTGCTGATAAAGACCGTGGTAAGAAAGCGGTTGCTGGAGACAAGGCAGGTGCTGCTAAGAGAGTTAAGCAAGCATCTAAATTCTATAAGGCTGCTGCATCTAAACGTAAGGAAGAAGCAAAGGAAGAGTACACAGTCACCAATGCTGATAAGAAAGGTAACACACCTGCATATCAGGCATACAAAGCAGGTAAGAAGAATGCCAAGACAGGCAAACCTCTATACAAGGCTGCTGACCACATGAAGGAAGAAGGTCTGAAGTCATTTAAAGAATTCGTTGCAGAAGGTAACCCTACCACTCGCATGATGAATAAGTCTAAGACACAACAGACTGGTAACATTAGTGCTGACAGGGGTACAGACGCAAAAAAGAATAAAGAGTCCCGTAAGGGGCTCGAAAAAGACCTAAAGAAGAAAGGAATCGGCTACAAAAAGGGAGTCGGTGAGTATAAGTATGACTCAGGTGAGAAGGGACGTGAAGTTTCCTATCAAACAACCCCTGCAAAGGGTATGAGTAAGAGACGTTTTGGTAAGACAATGCGTCGTCTAGGTAGAAAGCATGGTCAAGAAAGTGTTATAACTAAAGATAAGGGCAAGCCAGCAAGATTGCATGATACTGAGTCTAAGAAACCAGGTAAATCAATCAATGTAGGTAAGACCAAAGCAGGTAAACACCCAGACGGATCAGGTGAAACTTCTGGTACTAAGGTACGTAGTCAGAAGTTAGCTAAGAAGACAAACAAACCAAGTTACCATTATGGCTAGTCCAGGATTTACACGGAAAGTATGTATCTTCTGTGGTTTAAAAGCACCACAGGGACACAAGCGTCCGTTCGACTATATTGAGAAACATGAAGCTCTTTGCCCAAAGAACCCTAAATTAAGTGAGTAAACATTATGGCTATACACATGAGAGAACAATTAATCAGAGCAGTCCTAGCACATGCTCAAGGTGAAATTGAAAAGCATAAGGTTAACGTAAACGTATACCTAGAGAACCCCGTTGGTATCGGGGAGCATTCTGATATAACAGAAGCTATTGGAGTTGAGTTAGACAAGATTGCAAGGTACCATGATCAAGTAGAAGTTATCAACAAGTACTTCAGAGCACCATCGCAGAATATCAACGGTTGACATCAGACAAGAAGGCAGCGAAAAGGATTATTAAACAAGCAAAGAAACATCCTGAATGGTATTCAGAGCAGGATGTTTATTATGCTAAGATGATCAGGAAACGCATAAAAAAGGCAGAGAAAAACGAGAAAAAAGTATAAATACTTACACATTGGGATTGAAATTATCATGCCCCAGACTAAGTATACCGTCGGATATCACGACGCAGCACTGAAGCATTACGAAATTTGTGAGTATGCAGTAGACGCATACGAAGCAATACAAAACAGCAAGGAGGATGTCCCTGGATTAAGGGAGCATCCTCATTTTATTGACTATGCGACAAGATCATGAAACACGAAATAATGTGGTGGATGAGCAGACTTACTGTCATGCTTACTTCACTCTTTCTATCAATGACATTAGCAGCAAAAGCGTACGCTGTTGATATACAGATGGGTTATGAAGGTAACCTAGTATTTGAACCAAGTGAAGTCAGCGTTGCTGCTGGTGACACAGTTACCTTTATTAATAACGCATTACCCCCTCACAACATCATTGTAGATGGTAGAGCAGATCTATCAAGAGAATCATTGATGTTTAGTCCTGGTGAAACACAAGAGATTGTGTTTGCTGAGTCAGGAGACTATAACTTTAAGTGTGCACCTCATGAGGGGGCTGGCATGAAAGGCATTATTCATGTAGAATAAATAACATTGCCTTGTATAATATAAATGGCTAGCATAACACTTAAGACACCCGCAGGTGAAACTAACACTTTCGAGTGCGATGAGGATACTACTATACTAGATGCACTAGAGGAGGCAGGTTTAGATCATAACTATTCATGTCGTGCTGGTGCTTGCTCTTCGTGTTGTATGAAGATCGAAGAAGGTACAGTAGACCAAGAAGATCAATTCTTTTTAGATGATGATCAAGTTGAAGCAGGATATGTGCTAACATGTGTTGGTAGACCAACATCAGATCTAGTACTTATTACAGATCAAGAAGAAAATTTATGATAGATTTATGGTCAGGTTATAGGAAGGCAGTCTTTGACACCTTCCCTGACCTGAAGTTTGAGAAGCAACATGCTGATTGGGAGAATAAGAAAGGTACTAAATTAACTGCTGACTTATACTCTGGTAAGTACTTCATTAAATCCAGACATGTAGATATCTGGGATAAGAAGAAACTCAATATTCATAACAATATAATCTATCCTAAGACAGGACATAACGTACCTTGTTTTGGGATGGATCTTATGGGCTTTAGTGAGAAGAAATGCATCATAGTATTTGACTTCCAACACCCAGTAGAGAATTTCCTATTACAGGTACCACCTCTACCTAAGACAACAGAGACCTATCGTTTCTTTGAGCCAGGTAATCATTTCTCTGATAATATCTTTGTGAGATATTGTGAGATGGATATGGTTGATACCTATTTACCTACGTTCAAGTACTATCTGTCACTCTATAAAGAGATGATAGAGGAAGCAAAACCTACGGGAGAAGATACAACACTTTATAAAGACTTTGATTCCTATATGATAAGGTTAGATCCTATCTCAGGATATTTGGGGAGTGCTTTCGGTAAGGAAGAGTCTGATCAATTGATTAAAGAATTCTTTTTTAGTTATGCGTGACTTAATTGATGACATCTCTGCAATGTTACAACGTGCTATTGATGATCTACCTGATGTAGAGCCATTAGATAGTCCTCATAAAGAAGTTAAGAAGGATGGTTTAGTCATTCGTAATAGGATGTACAAGTCACCTAAAGTAAGGAAGTTGCATATAGAAGAAGCAGAGATAGGTGGCATAAGGATACTACATTGTGTATTCTTTCCTGATCCTCATTATAATCTACCTATTTTTGGGTGTGATATAGTCTCCAATGGTAAGGTAGTTACTGCTGCTATTGTTGATCTATCACCTGTACATGGTGTTGATGATAATTTTTATAGACCGATAAGAGAGATCAGTAATGAGTTTACCTTTAGTGGTAGGAGACCAATCCCATTGTGGGGTGATGAAATCTTCTCACCTTATTGTAAATTCCAACGTCTGACAGAGGCGATTGATCAAGCAAACTTCTATTGCGTTGTCCTTCTATACCTTAAGGAGTACCGTGATCTTGTTAAGAATACTAATAGGGGTACCTTCTGGGTTGATACTATGAAGAGACTTGATGATCAGATATGGTATTGTGAGAGTCAGAAAAAGAATGATAAGACACGTGGTATACTAGAGAAATGGTTTGATAAAGATTGGACAGATACATATATGAATGAAGTACTATTTGATGCACCATGTCTGAAGTAGTCTGGTCTGTAAATATAATGCTAGGTATCTTACTTGTCCTAGTAGGGGTCTCCATCTTATACATATTTAAGTATGACGAATGGTACCCCAATGGGCAAGATGACACCACCGTCTCGGAAGAGTTGCTACAACTTCCGAGTGACGGAAGTAACGAAAGTAGTTGATGGGGATACCATTGACGTAGTAATTGATTTGGGATTTGATATCTACAAGCACGAGCGTGTACGTATAGCAGGTATCGATACTCCTGAAAAGAGGACAAAAGATTTAGAAGAGAAAGCGTTAGGTATAGACGCAACCAATTGGATGAAGTATACTCTTGAGGATACAATCAAAGGAGATAATGAACTCACTATTAGGACTGAACTTAAGGGTGGCATGGGGAAGTATGGTAGGCTTCTTGGTTGGCTCTATGTTGGCGATGATACTGTTTCATTAAATGAACAGATGATTGCCGAGGGATATGCTTGGGAATATGATGGAGGTACGAAGAATAAAAACTTCGGTGAGTTGAGAGAGATTCGTATTGCACAAGGTACATTGGAACCTGAAGAGGGTGATCCATTACCAGAAGTTGCACCAGGATTAAAGTCAACTACTGCTGCTAACTTACCAGGAATATACTAATGAATGTTGTAGAAGCATGGAATGAGATAACATGGGCAGAAGCCATTCCTTTCTTGCTAGTACTAGCAGGAGTCTATTGGGCTAAGGTCAAGATAGATACCACTGTAGGTCTAGGTAGAAAGAAGAAGAAAGAGCTTAAGAATATAATTGTAGAAGCATTAAGAGAAGCAAAGAATAGTCCTTATGGCTGAGAAGCAGGAGATATATCTAGGTAACCCCAATCTTAAACGGGCTAACGTAGACACTAACTTTTCACCTGAAGAGGTGCAGGAGTTTATAAAGTGTAGTGCAGATCCCGTTTATTTTATTAGGAGTTACATTAAGATCGTTAACCTTGATCAAGGTATCGTGGGTTTTGACCTGTACGA